AAACCCCGGCAATGATATTCCGAACAAGTGATGCCATTACATTGCACTCCAATTTATGAGTATAGGGCCGCTTGTTGCCGTCGCAAAGTTAAGCGTAACCGTGATTTGATCAGTTCCCGCCGTGCCACTCATGGCGGCAATGTCCAGCAATTCGGGGCTGTTCTCGTCGGTGTCGGCATGTGCGCCAATGGCGATAAAGATCAGATTGGCGGGGACAACACCCACCGCCGCCACCGTTTCAATGTGCGTCCACGTTTCCGCCACAACCGTAACCGTCGCCACGCCAGAAAGCCCACCCCCGCCGCCTGAAATAATCAGATCGCCTGCGCCAAGCAAGCTATTGCCGTTGATCGTCTTTATGTTCACACCGGAAACGAGCGTGTCCTGCTTGCCCCCAAGCGCCAAAATCAGGGCGTCAATTTCGCCTTGCAGTGTCGCGTCCTCTGCCTGCAAGGCGTCAAGCGCGTCCTGTAGCCCTGTGACGGTGGCAATGGCCTGCTCCCCGGTATGGTTTGCGCGGTCCAAAACCGCAGGGTCAACCTCGTCAAGACCAACAGAGCCGGGGGCAATGCTCCAGACCAGCCCATCGCCAGAAATCAGTATGTCGCCGTAATCACCGTCAGCCACAATTCCAGACGCCGCCGCAAGATTTTCGAAAAATCGAATAACCTCCTGATCGCCCCCCGCAAGCCGTGCAATCTTATCCCGCGTGATGATGCGAAAACTCATACCGAAAGCGGCTCCATTGTGGCCTCTAGGCGCGCAAAGGAAAGATGCGCCCGGCTATCCCCGGTGAATCGCTGAATGCGCCATGTGCGCAGCGCCCCTTGCTTATAGAACATCAGCCGTTTCGTGCGCTCGCCCACCCGGCCTGCGCTTACATAGCGGCGCTGGCTCCACGTTTCGCCGTCAAGCGAATAATCAGACCCAATCACCGGAGGATCGCCTAAGGCAACGTCTCCGCTTAGAGCTATCAGTTCGAGATCGTGAATGATCACGCCGCGCCCGTCATTGTAGACAATCGGCGTGGAAAATTCCCATGTCGTCAATTCGCCGAAATGCTCGCCTGTCGCGTCGTCAAGATAACCGAACTGATTGGAAAATGGGTCGCCAACATTCCAACGATTATAGCACCACACCATGCCCCGCGCGCGGTATCCTATCCGGTCCACGCCTGATTGCAGGATGAACCAAACAGGCTGGCCAAGTGCTGCCGTTGCGCTGCCGTCGAACGCCAATGTTTGATCGGCCAAGTGGATATAGAGGAACTCATGCCCACGGTCAGATCGGCTTTCCATAACCGCCGCCGAAAGCGCCGTGTCGGAATGGGTGCGCAAGATATCGTCAATCTCGCGGGTGGAAATTTTGGACGCCTGCGCCGCCGACCCCACCCAAATCGCGTTAGGCTCGTTGAACCCTCCCCCGAGAAACGCAAGCTGTGACATAAATTCAGTACAAGCGCGCGGGCCTACAGCCCCCTTCATGATCTGCGCGCCGTCAATCCTTGCAAAAGGAAATCCTGATCCACCTACGTTATCAAAGACTTCAATCGTGTAGCGGTTGAGTGCATAGACCTCATTTCGCAGCTTTTGCAATGCAACAACCGGGTCAGGGTTAATTTCCGAAGACCCGTATTTCAGAGGATTAATGCTAAAAGGGTCATTCAAATCGGTAACAATGAGGAATTCCCCATCTGTTGACATGAAATACCCATCAACCCAAACGATATCTAGGCTTGGGCCCAGATCGGGGTCAGTGATTTCTGCCAAGGTCGCACCATTGTAAAGGTAGACCTTACCCCCGCCGTTTATTGCAAGATAATCAAACGAGTTGTCGAACGTACAGAAATCTGATCCGGCAATGAAGCCGATAACGGTGACCGCGCCAATATCCGAGACCAAGCAAAGCTGGCTTCCCATCACTCGATACAGCGAGTCATTCCAGCGAACCGCGCCACGATCTGGCCCCGGCCCTTCGCCCTGCCCTATGATACCCTCGGCGGGGCGCAAATACCCTGCGGAAATGCCCTGATCTTTCGGAACGGGAATTAGATTGACCGGGTAGGCCGTGCGGAAATCCACCCCATTGGCGCTAATCCCCGAAATGATCGGAACGGAAACCATCAGCCGACCCGATACCAAACGTTAAGAACGCCGTCATATTTCATACGGAAAAAACCACCAGTAGCAAGTGTGGTTGGCGCGCCTGAAACCGTGGTGCCCGCGCCGCCAACAGTCAGCGCTGTGATCGCCTGCGACGTATTCACTAGCACCTCTTGCCCTGCCGCACGAATGGCGGGCAATGTGATCGTAAGCGCCGCAATCGTGCCCGCAGGGGTGACAATAAGCCAGCTATCAGCCGCGCCAATCACAACCGTTTCGCCCGTTGCGGGGGCCGCATATTGCGCCGCCAATTGCCCGCTCGTGAAGGTCAGGTGATCTTGCAGGTAGGCCGTCAACAGCGCAAGGCTCGTGCGCAGATCATCGCCGCCCTCGCTGGAATTAAACGGGAATTGATCTGCCGACGATAGGACCGCCGTTGCGGTTAGCTGCGAAATCCGGCTCATTACCAGTCCCCTATGAAATCGAGAACGCCATCGTTGCCCAGAGAAATATCTGCAACTGGGGTGACGTTTTGTGAATATGTCGAATAGCGGCCCGCGCCCACATAGCCCACGAGTGGCTTGTTGCTTGGGATAACGCATTTGGAAAGCACAACCTGCATGGCCTCGCGCAGCGATGTCTTTGTCTCCGCAGACGGAACCTTGCCAAAGCTAGGGGCAATACGAATTGCAAGGCCAAGCTGGATCGCGTCGTCAGCCCAAAGCGGGGTCGTCATTTCATCGGCTAGATCGCCAGCACCGCCAGAATAGCCCAGCCGGATACCCTTACCCGCCCACATGGCCAGCATCGTATCCAGCTTGCGCATCGCGTCCTGTTGTTCCTCTGGCTGCAAATCCACGGCATACCCAGCCAAGCCAAGCTCCGAAAACGCGCCGTCGATAATTTGCCGCTTAGTTGACATCGCCACCCCCAAAGGAAGGAAGGGGGCCGAAGCCCCCCGCCGTTGTTATTGGTTTGCCAAGATAACGCCGATCTTTTCAGGATCGACCGCTTCCGCCGCAAAGTAGGTGTGGAAACGCGCGGTGCAAGCGCCCGTCATGTGGTCAAACGAATACGACAGGCACAGAGGGGCGCCGCTTTCCGTGGTTGTGGTCATGACCTTCGGCCCCATGTCAGTGGGCCACTCAAGTCGGCCATACTTCAGCTTGATAGCATTTGGCGCAAAGAACAGGTTTGCTGGCTTAGTCGCCGCGTTGACGAACGACAGCGCAAGCCCCGTGGTGCCTGTGATCGTGACGTTCTGATACGGCCCAGTCGGGATAATACCGGGGCTGATCGTCAGAGCCGTGCCGCCACCAGCGACCGAAATCACCTTGAACGTTTGCAGCGAGTTGGTGTCCGACTTGGTGATCATATGCACCGCGTTCATGCCAGCGATAGTGAAGCTATCACCCGCCTTGATGTTCGCAATGTTGGCCCCCGCGACGGTCAAGACCATCTGGCGGTTATCCACGGGGATGCCGTTTCCGTCCTTAGACACTACGGTTTGCGACTGTGTGCCGTTGATCGTGGTGCCAGTAACGGTGCCGCGCGCCGCAACGTTTACAAGGTTATCGGTGCGATACGTCATGAAGTTGGCGACGTCAGGAACCTGCGAACGCTCGTAGGCCGCCTTGGTCCGGTCGCTGATGTATTGACGGCCCGCTAAGTCTATCGCCAGTGCGCGATAGTCAGTTGCGTTCATCACCAAGGAAGCGTCGCCCATGTTGATGCCGCGCTTGATGAATTCTTCTTCAGCATTTGCGACGGTGTCGTTGGTGATTACGCCAATCTTGGTGATCGTGATGTTCGCACGGGCAACGGCGCGGGCATACAGAGTCTGGTCGATCAGAGCGGCTAAAGCCTTACCCGCCGCCTCCCCGGTCTTTTTCATCTTTACCGGGTCACGCATTTCCAGCGCATTCAGCGTCCACTTGACGTTTTGCGGAGCAGAAAATGCCATAGGCACGGCACGGTCGATCACGTCCATAGATGCCGAGGCGGAAATATCCAAGCCCGCCACAGTGGAGGCGTGGTAGTTCTGGCGCTCATAGATCACGTCACCAGCGCGTTGCGCGGTCTGGCCTTCAATGGTTTCGCGATCAACCATCTTCGAAAGAACGCAGCCTGCCTCAAAGGCGTCTGCAAAGCTTTCATTCATGATTTCAATTGTTTTGAGACTGTCGTTAGCCATAATGGCCCCCATATTTGATTTGCGTTGCATCGTCACGCATGCCTAAGCGGGGCACGGGCCGCATACGCGCTATGGGGAGGCAAGCGGGGGCCTTTATGGGGGCGATATTACACCGACCCAGACGTTATGTCAAACCTTTGCCCCCGCTGCCTCGGCTTGACGCTTTGCCGCGCGATATTCGGTGTAATCGCCAGTTGCCCGCGCTTTTTCTTGCAGCTTGGCGAGATTGACACTTGCGCCAACCCCGGCTGCAGACCCCGGCAAACGGCTTTCCGGCCCGACAGGCTTGCGTTTTTCCACGGTAACATTCCCTTCCATGCGGATGATTTCTGCGGTGAATGTCGTTGCATCTTCAAGGTTTGCAAACGGCATTTCCGCAAGTTTTTTCAGCCGCTCAGGGCTGGCCGACAGGGCTTTGACAAAATGCGCCGGATTCTTGAGGTGCATCAAGATCATGGATTGACGCGCGAGGCCCGCGCTATCACCGCCAAGCGCATGGCGTACGATCTCCTCGGCTTCCTCAATACCCGCGCCCGCAAGCGTCTTTTTCTGCTCGTCATAATCGGCGCGACGGGCTTGGAATTTGGCTTGCCGCGCGGCCTCGGCGTCAACTTGCGCTTTGGCTTGAGCATCGCGCGCAGCCTTGCCCTCATACCACGATTCCAGCTTTGCCTCATAAACGGCGTCGTCATAACCGCAGCTTTCAATGGTCGGCTTAGGCTCGGCTTGCGGCGCGGGCTTGGCCCCTTCAATCTCAGCAAGACGGGCCTTCGCTTCCCGTGCGGCCTTGGCCTCCTCCTTGATCTTCGCGCGCAATTGCTTAATCAGCGGGGTTTCTGGCTCAACATCTTCCGCTGGGGCCTCGCCTTCAAAGCCAATGATAACTTCCTCGGCTTCCGGTGCCTCAACTGCCGGGGCTTCCACCTCTGGCAAATCGACGGCCTCAATTTCAGTTGCTGCGGTTTCGTCAAGCATTGGGGTTTAAGCCTTTCTGAATGGCCTCGGCGGCCTTGATTGCGGATTCACGTTGCGCGATTGGGATTTCGGCCAATGTGCGGGCTGTCTGCGCTTGGACAAGCTCCCCCTTTGCCAAGGCCTCACCAACACGGGCCGTTGATAGTTCAGCGTCAGCAACTGACTTTGCGGCCAATGCCTCTGCAAGCTGCGCCTGCGGGTCAGGCTGTTGCGGCTGCTGCGCTGCGGCCTGCATGGCGGCCTCCTCTTCCTTGTTCGGCGGCTCAATACCCAAGGTGACGAGCTTCTTGCGGCTCCATTCACGAAGGTCGGCAAGCCCCTGCCCTTCAAGGTTTTTCATGGCAATATGACCCAAGGCTGTGATCATTTCGGGGTCTTGCGTCCGCTCCATAATTCCAAGCAAAGACCGAACAACCGCATCCCGCTTCGATTTAGAAGACGGGCCAACCTCCGCGACAACATCAAAATCAGCCTCTGCGAAACTCAGTTCATCCTTGGTTGCCCCCGTCTTTTCGTCAAACATCGGGCGGCCAAGGGTGGCGCTGCTGCGCTTGCCTTCTGGCGACATAACCTTGAGCTTGCGGTCAGGCTCGGTGTAGACCTCTTTTGCCATGCCCAGCCAGATTTCAGCAACCAGCCGTTCCATGTCGCCAAGGCTCTGCACGTAGCCAGAGGTCTGCATGTCAATGCGGCCTTGGGTCAACTCCATCGCAACGCCAGATGTCTGCGCCTGCAATTGCTCCCCGGCCTGTGGATTGCCCAGAATATCCATCAGGCTTTGATCGCTGATTTGCAGCAGGGCAGCAATAGCCTCTGGAATAGATGGGGCTTTGGTCGCCCCGATTTGCGCGGCGGGCATTGGGTTGCCGTTTGCGTCAATCATCGGGTTGATCAGCAAAAACGCGGGGTTTTGGATCGCCTGATTATTCCAGTTGTTTTCATGGCCCGCGATTTGCGCAGGCGTGAAAATCGGCACCTCCACCGCAGAAGACGCCGCGATTTCCGTGATCTTTGAAAACTGAATATTCGTGATAATCTGCGGATCCATTGCAAAGGCCACGTGCCCCCGAAACCGCTCCACACCGTCAATCACCGACCGATAGGCGTAGACCGGGGCAATTGGGATATGCCCGCCGTGGATTTCACCGTCATCGGAAAGCACCTTGTCGCCGGAAAGGGTGTATTTGCGAACAACCGTTTCTTTCGTCTTGAACGGCTCCCCCTCAACGTATCCCTGCGCAAGCATTTCATCGACATCATCGGCGGTTAGATCATCGGCGCAGTATTCCTCTACCGAACCATCAAGCCCTGTGAATGTGCGGTAAACCTCGTCGCCCTCGGACTTGACGAAGTATTCCGCGACATAGACAAGATCGGGGCCCAGCCAGCCGAATTTGAACCTACCAGCGAGTGACGCGGGCCAGCTTGCCGGGGCTTCCCCGAATAGCGCCTCGTATGCCTTGCGCACATACGGCTGGATTAAAAACGCATGGGCCGCATCGGACTTATCTTTGCGCTTCGAATTAGCGTCGAAGTAAACCGTTGTCGCCGCGTCATGGATAGGCTCGATCACAATGCGCATGGTCTTGTGGCGCTTGCTTTCGTATTCCGTCCGCAGACGAACCGCCCCAAACCCGCCCTTGAGCATTTCATCGAATGCGTTATCGCGGGCCTCGCGACCATTGCTGTCATGGAAGTCTGCCCGATAGCGAGAGGCGCATAGATCAGCGACCGCGTCACCCTCTGCCCCATCCTTGGGGATGAATTGAGCCTCGATCTGGTTGGCGCGGTATTCGTTGTTGATGCGCGTGCAGGCCAGCGCAACCTTGTTGACCTCCAGTTTCATCCGAACCGCGAAGTCACCAGCGGAATCCCAATCCCATTGCGCGCCGCGAATATCCGCAAAGCGCCGCGCCGCCAAGGCCGCCTCACGATCCGGCCAAGTCGCCGACCAAGCCGTCTCGAATTGCTCTAGGGCGGTCGCGTGAATTTCCGCCAACTGATCAGCTTTAGATTTCCGCGCCATGCCAGCCCCCAAAATATTTTGCCAATGTTATGATATAACCCTTCAAAGTTCAAGTCCTGCGCGCGCCGGGGGCGTATCGCGGGGCCGACTGCACGTAGGTAGGCACGGGCGGGCGCGCAACCATCGCGGGGAATAGATCGGTGAAAGCCCAAACCAAAGCATCAACCCTATCTGGCGAGTATCCCTGCGCTGCACGGTCAAAGCCCAGAGTGAACGCACAAAGCTGATCAGTTAATTCCGGGAAGTCCTGCGCATGGCGAACCTTGCCTTGCTCGTATAGCGCCGCGACTGGCTCCGCGCGGATATGCTTGGCCCGTGTTGCCGTTACCTTGCGCACGGGCATAACGCGGCCAAGTGCGGCCGCCCTGATCATACTTTCCACCATATCGCCGCCTTGGTTAACCTCAGCGACAACCGCATCGGCGCTGAATGTGTCGAATAGGCTCACCGCGCGCCGCGCCCATTCTTCTGGCCGATACTTCCCGCTTTCATCCGCGAGGACATAACCGCGACCATCCATGCCAATGCCTGCAACGATTATTCCAGTTTCATCCGACCCCGGCGTATTAGTTGTTGCCGGGTCGATTGATACAACAATGCGCTTCATTTCAGGCGGGCTGTCGATCTTGATATAACCGCGCCGCCATAGCGCGTTATCATCATCCGCCGTGAACGCCCCATCGAAAAACCGTCGCCGCATTCGCTCGGGCAGATTGCGCAGGCTTTCCAGATAATCGGCAGGCAGGTTCCCGGCATTATCCATCGGGTTGACCATGATCGTCCGATAGCTTTCCGCGTGGTCCTTAATGGCAAAGTTCCCCTCGGGGTGAATACCACTCACCCAAATCTGATAGGTCCAATGTGCAGCAACTGTCGGGTTGAGGTCGACATAAAGCCGCAACGGCAACCGCCTGCCATCAACCTGCAACACATTTTGCGCAAGCCGCGTTTGAACAATCGAGAACGCTGCCAAGGTAATCTGCGATGCCTCGTTTAGGTAGATCGTGGCGAATTCCTTGCCCAGCACCTTATCAAGTCGCGCCTTGTCCTTAAGCCCCGCAAGCCAAAGCTGCGACCCGTTCGGGGCCTCGAAATATCCGTCCTTATCATGCCATTTGAACCCAAGCCCCGGAAAGGCCAGCGCAAGAACCGCCGGGACGGTCTCGTTTCCAATGGATTGCTTTGCGTCCACGCCATCCGACCGGAACACTGCATGTCGAGAACCCGGCGCTTTGAGCATCCGGGTGATAATCGCATAGATTATGAAAAAAGTTTTGCCGGAGCGCGAGCCACCATAAACGAGAAAATACTTCGCCGATGTGGCAAAGATTGCGCGAACCTCTTTCTGCTTTAGCGTCAGATCAAAGGTCAGCGTCGTCACCCGCGATCGTTACAGTGAGTCCGCCCTCATGGTTCACGTCTAGCTTATCGCCGTATTTCTTTGGCTGCATTTTGCCAAGCATCCAGCGCCGGGTATCAATCATCAGCTTATTCCGCGCGATTACGTTGTGATCGATTGTATCGACACCATCAAACGTTACAACGTCCGCACCCTGTCGGTCAGCTATTTCGATGCACTCCTCAAAGATCGCGTCTGCCCGGTCCTCACGCGCGCGCGCGTACTCGGCGGCAAGCAGAGGATCAGCGTCGCACCATCCCTCAAATGTCTTTCTTGGCGGCAACCAATCATCACCCATGCACGCCTTACTTAGAGACATGCCATTGCTAACCCGCGCGATAACCTCCGCACAGGCCTTGTCCTTTTGATCATCGGTCCACTGTCTTGCCATTATGTTACATTATCACGTTTGCGCCGATTGTCCATAAGACTGCAAAGCCATGCAATCACGCTACGGCGCTTCGGCTTTGCCTCGAACAGCTTGCCATCTGGCCCGCAAACTTGCCCACCTTCCCGAGCCTGCCTTGCTGGAAACATAACAGGGCCGCGCAATACATCATGACTCATTGCAAGATCAGCGCCGCACGCCCATTCAGTGGTAAATGCCGTCGGGCATAAAACCCGCAAATGCTTGCAGTTCGCGCAGATAGGTGGAAATTTAGTCATGCCTCGCTCCCTTGTGTTGGTTGTCACGTGCGGCCAACGCCCTTGTGTCGCCATATTCCGGCAGCCCCATCGCTACAGCCGAGCATGCCAGCGCTACCTTGCGGGGGATCGGCACAAGGCCAAGGCGATAGGCGCGTTCCTGCGGCGGGGATACGCCAACCATCGCGGCAAGGTCAGTCCAGCCTAGGCCAGTCGATGCGGCGAAGCGGGCCCAGTCTGCGGGGGTCATTCTGCAACCAATGACGCAAGATCAGCGCCAGTCATTTCAGAATAAACACAAATCGCATGATGACGCCCACCAGCAAAAACAGTCCCCAACCTCTTGCCCGTGTAATTGTGATATACCGTGAACGTGCGCATTTTCATTCTCCCTTATGGCTTTCGCCGTTTCGCCATCCCATTATCGCAAATAATAACGGACAAGGCAAGGGTTTTTCGCAATTATCTGCAAAATAGTTGCCGAGCCTCGCCTCTGAGAATTTGAGAGGTCTGCCCGGCGGCTTCCAAAACGCGCAGGTGATATAGAGCGCGCTTTGGCTCCATGCCAACGTGACGCGCAATTTCGCCTGTTTCCCAGATATTCGGCCCCATGATCGAATAGATCGTTTGCCGGGGAAGCCCGCCGGATTCCGTGCGAATTGCTGGCCTGCCGTCTTTGGCGCGGGTAAACTTAATCCCGGCGCGCCATGCGGCTTCCAGAACGCTGCGATATGGCACCCGCAAATGATCGGCAGCTTGGCGGATTGTCATTCCATCGGCTGCGAGTTGGCGATAGGTTGCGGCGGCGGTCATGGGGTCGCCTGCAAACGGCGGTATTGGGTGCGAATTTTACCACCTGTCGCCCGCCGTTCGATTTCACCATTCACGCACAACAGGCTTAGAGTTGACATCGTGTTGGCCTTGCTTGCGCCAAGCGATACCCCGACAAATGCGGTGTAGTCCTGCCATTCGTCGGAAATAACCGCCAAGATTGCAGTACGGGTTCCGCTTTCCGCCCCAATCATTTTAAGGCCGCGACCGCCCGAAGAAGGCAATAGCGCCCGGTGCTTATCCTTGCGCTCAAGATGGATCATCGCATCGATCACCGTGCAATCACGTGCAGCCATAACTTCGCGCAAGGCCGCAAAACGCGGGGCATTGGCGGGGGAGGGCTTTGGCGGCATAACCGTGGCGCTCTTGACGGTGGTGTATGCGTACATGGCAGTCATGATGGGACACGCAGGGCGATCAATCGCTTCAATGCCGCATAATCACTGCCATTTTCAGTCCGTGTCGCCTGCCAATGGCGCAACGCCGCGTTGATTTCATCCTGCGTGCTGTATTCGGTGGCGGGCTCTACGATGGGCTTAGGCTGTGGCTTTTCGATCTTGGTCAGGTCTTTCATTCTCGCCTCCTCAACCTCCCTGAAAAAGCGCGCAGCCCAGCAGGGGAGGGTCCGCATATCCTTGGGAGCAAATCCAAGGCGGGCCGCGCTTGCGTATGTTGCGCCGAATTGCAGGATTATGCAAGGGCTATTTCAGCTTTCAGGCGGGTAATCGCCATCAAATTCGAGCATCTTCCTGCATGGGGGTATCCAGCCCAATTGCGTAGGTCCTGAGTGAAGATGCTTCCACACTATCCAGCAGTATGCGGTTGCGGTGCTACCCTTTGCCGATAACTTTCCTTTGTGCATAACAACCCGCTCAGAGAATTGCAGAACGATTGACGGCGGGTTTATTTTGAAAAGCCCCCGATACCTTCCGACCCCCTCAAGAAAAGCGCTGCGAACGATTACTGCCACACCTTCGCGGCTTGTCGCCAAGGCGCGTTCGATGAATTGCTCTGCAAGCCGAAATGGTGGGTTTGTAATTGTCCAATCAACTTGCTCAGGCTTTGGGCCGAATAGATAATCAGCAACAGAAAAACCCGCGCCGTAGTCGAAAATATCAGATGCATAAACATCGGAAAAAGTGCCGCGCAGGGGTTTGACCATATGCCCGCGATTTGCGGCAGGCTCTCGGCATGTTGATTTAAGCAATGGGTTAAGGTGCTGCAAAAGAGCGCGCGTTGCCCACGGCGGGGTTGGAAAATCGTCTAGACTTTTGTGCGGCTCCGATCTTTGCTGCATAACCGCCGATGATTTGTTTTGCCCGCTCATTCTGCGCCCTCCCCTGTAGCGCCGCGGTTGC